CATACCTTTTCAGGGCCTTAAATGCTCTCGTCTATTTAAGGCCAAAAAATTCGGAACGAATAAAAAGCCAAATGCAATGGAAACAACTGTAGAATTTATCGTACGCTACCCAAAAACACCCTACTGTTACATTTATTGGACAACAGATCAATTCACCCAACTAATACTTAACTAATGCCATTAGGAATCTTAGGAGGAACACTCTTAGCATCAGCAATCAAGGGACTATTTGACACAGGTCAAACAATAGCAGCCAACAGATTCAACTCTCCCATGGCAATGAAGCGCAGACTTCAGAAAGCTGGACTCCCTCTAGCCTATATGTACCAGGGTAAAGTATCTCAGCAATCAAACGTACCTCAACTCTCGATTGATCCAAATCTTGGGACTCTAAATCAATTACAGGGAGAAAAGGTAAAATCAGAGACTAAAGGAAAGGACATCCAAAACGAAGTGGATGAAGCGGTCAAAAATTGGCTCAAAGGCCAATCACCGGAGGAAGGAAAAACAAACCTTGAGTATGATAAGGATTCAGATCAAGGTAAAAAGTACGCGGAATCCTTTATCTTAAAACACGAACAGGAACTCAAGCAAATTGAATTATATGTAGAAAACAATGCATTCGCTGAAGGCATACAACTAAACCAAAAAAGGGAGGCATTAAAAAAAGCAGCCCAAATGGTGCAAAACCTTATAGCTCAGGAGGGGCTCATGGGCCAACTTCAAAAAATACGAGGACTTGAGGAAACACTTAATAAATCACTTACGGAAGATTTAGAAAATCTTCCGGATTGGATATCGGCAGTACTCAAATTAATTCTCATAGCAACAAAACGTAAGTAAAAATGAAAAAACAAATTAGGAGCGGGAACACATTTCCCGAAAGAATGGAGAAACACGCCAATGCTAATTGGTACGATCTTTCATTTAATCACAAAACAACCCTCACTATGGGGAATCTAATTCCGCTCATGGTGAAGGAAGTTAATCCAGGCGAAAATATACGCCTGCAATGTGAAGTCATGATGAGATTCGCAGGTCTTTACCTTCCAATAATGCATCAATGCTATTTCACACTTGACTATTACTACGCAACAAATCGCCTTTTGTGGCCAAAGTCAACCGTAGGAGATTATAACAACGGATGGGAACAATTCATAAAACAGGATCCAATTACTGGTTCAGTAACATGGCCTTATCTTACATACTCAAGGGCCAACGCAGTTTCAACAAATGGGCTCCTTAATTATATGGGGTTCAACGCTCCACCGTCTTCAGGCACTCTTATTCTATCTACAGAAGTAGGGGCATTACCTGTAAATGCATACCTTAAAATATACGATGAGTATTATCGTAATGATCAAATACAACCTACGCTTTGGAGGCCGCTGTTAGGTGGCAACAATACCACAAATATCACGGATTCATTACCAGGCCTACAAGTATTACGTAGAAATTGGCCAAGGGATTATTATACTTCAGCTACACCTACACCGCAACAAGGGGAGAATATCCTTATACCATCTTTTGCAACTGACCCAACAACCGGTGATTATGTAAAGCAAAAATTATTTAGGTTAGATGGTACCCAACCTACAAATGTTGGTGTTGGTGCGGATGCGATGGGGGACTTTTACGCGACAGATGGATCAAGTGAGGTAGTACTTCAACTTTCTTCCACTATCAGGGACTTCCGTTATGCCGCACAAATGACCGAATATTTGGAGCGCTCAATGCGCGCGGGTGACCGATACAATGATTTCATTCAACGCCACTTTGGATGGACTCCTGATCCACTTTACATAGACCGTCCCGTATGGATCGGCGGCTACACCGGTAACGTAGTGATATCCGAGGTTCTCGCAACTGCTGAGATCGGCGCTTACTCAGTCGGACAATATGCCGGACAGGCTCTCGCAATGGATCAATCACCCATGTTCAGCTATACAGCTCCGGATTACGGTATCGTAATGGGGCTTTTCACAGTCTACCCAAAAGCCTCTTACTATTCAGGGCTTGAACAAATGTGGACTCGTAGGACCAAGATGGATTATATGTGGGAGCAGTTCGCGCTTATCGGAGATCAGCCAATTCGAAACAAGGAAGTTTGGTTCTCTTGGTATGATGCAGACATCGAATGGAATGATGAAATTTTCGGCTACTTGCCCCAGTACGCATCATGGAAATACTCCAACGACATCGTCAGCGGTCAAATGCGCACATTATGGGAATCTTTCCACTTAGGAAGGAAGTTCACCGGTGCGGGAGAGGTTGTACTCAATGGTGAATTTATTACTTGTACACCTGACGTAGGAAGGGTGTTCCAGGTAGATGCAGAAGCAGGGGAACATGAGTGCTACGTCCACGCATACAACAAAATATTAATACGTAGGAAATTACCTGAATCAGGGGTTCCTCAGCTATGACGAATGATGAGATTGACGCAATGGCATGGACCTGGGTACTTCCCCAGGTCTTTGTCCATTGGACATTAGAAGATCATTTTAACTCAATGGACCATCATTATGGCGTGCGACTCTCCACTCTCGATCAAATACAACCCGCCGATTCCGAGTTCTTCGGGAGGCTTGATTTACTACTTTCCAGCAGACTGCGGCAAATGCCTTCCCTGTTTGATAAAACGTAAGGCTCAATGGTCCTACCGTATGGTAGAAGAAATGCGCATATCATCAAGCGCATACTTCGTAACCCTCACATATGAGGAAAAAAACGTACCGTGGGCCGAGGAAGGCTACACCGTAAACAAAAACGATCACTTCGCTTTCATTAAGGAATTAAAAAGGCTTGAAAAGCCCAAGCAACTTAAACAAAGAAATTACATATCTGAGCATGAGCTATACAAATTCAGAACAGGACAATCATCAGGGCAGAAACTCAAATATTACGGAATTTCAGAATACGGCGACCGCCTGGGCAGGCCCCACTGGCACTATATTCTTTTCAATGTTAGGGATATTGATAATATCCGCAGTGCTTGGGCTCTCGGCAGGGTGCAGGTCGATGACTGCAACATCAACACGATTGACTACGTTCTCAAATACATGGTCAAGGACCATTCAGGTAACACCCATATTGAGAGAGAACGTGAACTATCATTCATGTCCAAAGGGCTTGGACTCAATATTGCAGACCAGCAATTTCAACAACACATCAAGCAGGAACACGCCAACCAGGTACTTAACCAAAGGGGCTCAAAAGTCGCCCTGCCCAGGTACTACCGAAAAAAGTTTCTCACCGAAGCCGAAAGGCTAAAAAAAGGAACGTACATTGCCAAACAAATGGCAGACAACAAGGAACGCAGGGAATCAGATCAACAACAACTCGGGTTAAATCCCGATCTTGAGGCTAAACTCCTCAAGGACCATAGGAATCAACTTCTTAAATCACGTCAAAAACGTAACAATCAATGAAAAAAGGAATCGCAAAATCTGAAGCAAACAGCGGGATTTCACTCACCATACCGGTGAGAACACGAACACCACTCGAAGCATTCGAGTTACTCAGACAAGGACAACCGGTCGACCGTGTCGCCGGTTATTATGCCGAGCAAGGCATGGATATTACAAACTTCTTCCTCCTGGACAAGGTGGAAAAACTACATAAAATAGCGGAATTCAAGCAAAATGAAGCTTTACTTCGGACAGAGATTGATACCGCAATCATTAATCATCAAAATCAAATTAAAGTCAATGAAGAGAGTCAAATTACAACCAAACCACAAGCCCCAGGAGGGGCTATCGGATCAGTATCCGAATGAGGCTACAATCTCGGATGTCAGGGAAAATCCTATGAATCCGGATAACCACTTTCAACATACTGATGTTGAAGTAATCAGAAAAAAGTACCTCCAATTCACGGTTTACATGGAGGCACTACAGGATGTTCTTGAGTTAGACCGATTCGCAACGATAGATCAATTCGCTCACAGAGTTAGGGACATAGTCCTGGCAACGAATAAGCAGTAAATCTTCATTGCATCCGGAAGGGCCCCAAAAGTGGGGCCTTTTTCATTATTAGTATGAAGCAATTAGATTGGACTCAACAGATTAAGAAAAAATACCATATACAGGCCAAACAATGGCCGAAATGGTATTATGGCAAACCTGACCTAAAACATATGATGTATCATCTTATGAGGGATGGTTTCGGGTTTCCTGAAACACCTACTTCCAAAGAAAACCCCCAATAACTTCATTAGGAAAAACACGGGGTTGAGGGGCAGAGCCCCCTAAACAATAAAAAACATCCGCCGGAGGCGGGCCAACGGCACAATACCCGACCGGAGGGAGGGAACGTATCCGCCAGGAACGTAAAAAAAAAGCCAAAATCTTAAGATACAGGCTAAAACAAAAGCATAGCAACTCTGCTCCCCCTAGAAAGGGGCAGAGGCAGCGAAGCAAACCACACACTCAGCAAAAGTCAAGCTTGCGACGACGGAAGCGTAGGGCACACAACGTCGGGGAAGCGAAGAACCGAAGCGTAGCGTTAGGTAATGAGCACCCCGAGTGTAGCCCTCAGCGCCCTGAGGGTGTGGAAAAACACATTTTTTTTGAATAAAAAAAATAAACACAACAAATTGATAATCAATCAATTACAACAGACTGACGCACAGTCAGTTAAAAAAAAAGCGACACGTAGTGGCGCAATATCAAAGAAAAGCATACCTTTTCAGGGCCTTAAATGCTCTCGTCTATTTAAGGCCAAAAAATTCGGAACGAATAAAAAGCCAAATGCAATGGAAACAACTGTAGAATTTATCGTACGCTACCCAAAAACACCC